TTGCCGATGCCAGAGAAGTCCTGATAACCAGAAGACGCCGCGCCGAGAGAAAACGTACCCGTGCCAGTCGTGGTGCTAGTTACCTTTATGCGGTCTTTGAGTACGAATGTCATAACTAGAACTTGTTCAAGAATGGGCTAAGGCAAATGCCGGAGCCGAGCGGTGCGCCGGGGTTGGTGGAGATTTTTTGACCCACCGTGGCGCTATATGGGATGAATATAATTTCTCCATTGGAAGAAATAATCCCGCCCTCATAAGCGTTTGCAACTGTATATGCAAGAGAATATGTGCTTACTACACCAGATGCAGATATCTTTTGTCCAACGCTTGCTCTATACGGCACAAAATGTATATCGCCGCTAGGAGCGAGGACTCCGCCATGATATGAAAGGGAAGTGGTGTAGGCTAAAGAGTAAGTTGAAACAACGCCAGCAGCTGATATTTTTTGCCCAAGAACTGCTGATTCTGGAACAAAATGTATGTCGCCGTTTGATGCAATTACTCCACCAAAATAAGCATTTGACGCTGTATAAACTAAAGAGTATGTAGACACCACACCAGCGGCGGATATCTTTTGTCCTACTGCGGCATCATTTGGTATGAAATGAATGTCGCCATTTGTAGCAAGAACTCCTCCAATGTAAGTTCCCGCTGTATAAACCAAGCTGTATGTAGACACTGCGCCAGCGGGAGATATTTTTTTTCCTCTTACCGCAGCTCCAGGAACAAAATGTACATCTCCATTAGGAGCTAAAACACCGCCAGCATAATCTCCAGCATATGGCCCTATTAAATAAGTTGAAACTACACCAGATGCGTTTACTTTTTGCCCGCGATCAGCACTTGCCGCAGCTTGTCTAGTGACAAAATTTATGTCGCCATTAGCCGCTAAAACACCGCCTCTATACGCATTTGCTGTCGTGTAAACCAATGAATACGTAGAAACAACACCAGAAGATGATATCTTTTGGCCTCTAACCGCGCTATTTGGTATGAAATGAATATCGCCACTGGAAGACAAAATTCCCCCAGAGTAAGCGGCGGCAACAGAATAAACAAGGCTAAATGTACTCACCACCCCGTTCGTATTATTGTTCCCGAACGTCTGCCCACCTACTACACCATTATTCAACGCTGTAGAGAACGCCTGCCAGCCTGATAAGTCAGTACCTACCGAGCTGTCATCGCCATAGGGAACGCCGCCTGCTGTAGCTGCTGCGGGATAAGCACACAGCACATCTTTTGTACCCGCTGCAAAGTCAACTAACGCACCGCTGTTAGACGATCCAAAGACCTGCGTTCTGGATAATGTCGTGCCGGAAGAAGTGTACGTACCCTTGCCGACTTCCCACTGTGTAGCACTCTTGATGACGTAGTAAGTCTCGTTGCCGTTGCCGATAATGGCGAAAGACTGATAGCCCGCCGCAGCAGCGCCTAGCGTGATCGTGCCAGTACCAGTTGTCGTGGTAGTGGACTTAACTCTGTTTTTGAGTATGAGTGGCATTACGATACGTTCCCAGTCACAACGCAGGTAGTTCCGCTAACAAACAGAATGGTTGCCACGCCCCTGGTGGCCAAAGAGATCGAAGCCTTGTCCGTATCCGTGCCGGCGATATACGCAGTCGTGATGTCCATCGTCATGTTGGATGTGGCGTTCGTGTTGTTAAACACCAGCACCGCATCACCGTTGCTAAACACATTGTTCGGTACGTTGATAGATCCACTAGCGCCGATCGCCACAACCCGGCTACGATCAGCCAGGGCTAGCGTGTAAGCAGTAGTCTTATCTGATCCAGACTGCGGGACGCCCAGATAAACAGTCGCAGCTAAATTAACATCCGTGCCGTCGTTGAACACAACCTGTGTCGTGCTAGGCGCAACCTCAATACCGTTGCCGGTAGAGTTCTTGACAGTGATGGGATAAGAGAGTGTGTTGTTAACGATGTACTGCTTCTCAATCGCTGGGACGATCAAGTTATAAGCAGCATTCGCAGTGCCGACCAGATTAAGCCGCAGGTTGCGGGCGGTCTGTGTGGCGTTAGAGTCCGTCAGCGTCAGAGTTACCGTCGCGTTTGCAAACGTAACGTTGGCAGAGCCTGTAATAGCTTCCTCTATCGCCGTACCCAGATTGGTGTTCGTCGTGGTTCCCCACGTACCGGCCTGCTCGCCCGTACCAATCAACTCAATCTTTAGGCTGCTATAAGTGCTTGCCATGATGCTTCCCTTTTATATCGTGTTGATTTTCTGCCAGCCCGGAGTCTGATTGTCCGCAATATCGTCCCAAGCGTCCGTCTGACTATTGCCTATGTCCTGCCACCCGCCAGGCACCTCAGTCGCAATGGCACCCCACGATGTTGTTTGATTGTTAGCGATATTCTGCCAGTTGACCCCTTGGTTGTCATCTATTAACTCCCATAACAACCGCCTACTAATCGCATCTGACGCCGTTGCGGTTTCTACAATGTTGGCAACAAACTGCGCTGCGGCAGACGCTGAATCTGACGCCGTAGCCGTCTCTACAACAAAGATTGAAAACGCCCCTATACAGACAGATTGATCTGAGGCTGACGCGGACTCTAAGATGGCCGCCATAAATGAGGCAAGGGCAGATACTTGATCTGATGCCGTCGCCGTTTCAATGATGGAGGCAACAAATCTTTGTGCTGCGCTTACCTGATCTGACGCCGTTGCGGTTTCGTCAACATCAACTTCGTAAACCAATCCACCCACTACACTGTCAGAAGCCGTCGCCGTCTCAGATACGTTGACTGCAAACGTAGCTGCTGCCGCTACAGATTCTGTTGCTGTTGCCGTTTCTGATACTGACCTGCTGTACTGCGGAGTGGCCGATACCGACTCACTTGCCGTCGCACTCTCAGATATCGCACATCCAAATGCTACCGTTGAAGCAACCGATTCCGACGCCGTAGCTGTCTCAGATACGCTTGCATTCAGCACGCCCGCCGACACACACGAATCACTCGCGGTCGCAGTTTCTGATACTGCACTGTTTAACACCGCACCAGCAATAACAGACTCACTAGCTGTCGCGGTTTCTGATACTGACCTGCTATATGTCAGAGTGACTGATACGGCATCCGAGGCCGTGGCAGTATCCGAGGCAGCTCTGTCATAGACAGAACAACCCCAGCCGGCCTGACCCCATGTGCCAGAAGACCAGCCGCCCTCTGGCATTATTAGCCCCCAATCTCAATCTGATCTTCTGCAAACCAACGCTGATGTGTCACGCCGCCATCAGTCCACTCAACCAAATACTCAACATTCCCATCTTCGTCCATACGCATCTTGACAATCGGACCCTGTGGCACCGTTACCTTCGCACAGACTACATCACCCTTTTTGAACATGATCTACCCCTTATTAAGCAGCCATGTTGAACGTGTAGGTCACATTCAACACATCACCGCTTACCACTGAGCGGTCGCCCGGCGATTGGAAATCAGATGCGCACAGCAACGTGCCAGACGTACCAGATGCAACGTTTGCCAAGAATGCGCCAGCAACTGTCGTGGTGCCGTTCATCGTAAATTGCACCGCCGTGCCGTTAGTCGATACCGCTGGATTGGCCGTAGTCGCAGCGCCAAACGTAATCGCTGGCCGGTTACCAGCATAATTTGTATCTTCTGTCCAACCACCCGCGCCCGTAGCTCCGTGCGATGCCAACGTATCTGTAGCGCTGATTGTCGTGTTAGCTGCTGGGCCAGTAATCAAGCCCACATACCACGCTGCCGTGTAGCCGGATCCAGTCAGCACGGTGTCGTTGATAAACTTCAAGCCAACGTTGACCACCAGGTTGTGGCAACTATCTTCCCACTTGAGATTGCCGTTCATGTCATAGCACTCAAAGTGGAACACGCCGCCTGCATGTGCAGTGTCGGCAGTTGAACCCGTGCGAGTTACCGTGCTGGTAACAATGTCATTAGCTTTTGCCTGTTCTACTTGCATGATAACTCCTCACGTTATACGAATGATCGCCGCCGTTGCCGTGTCAGGCGGGACCTCAATAGTAAACTTCGTTGTGGTCTGTTTGTCAGACCCGAAATCCAAAACCGCTATGGACTTATTGCCTACGCTTGAGTTGTAAATCAAAGCGCCCCTAGCCGTAAATGACGCCGGATCCCAAACCACATTATCAAAACTGACGTACGCAACCGTCCCCAATGTTGAAACCGTCACGCCGGAAAGGTTCTCTCCACCCGCCGTATATCCAGTTCCAGTAATTTCGTTCGTCGTTGTGTACTCAGTCGTGTTCTCGTCAAGGGTGGCAAGCGCCGTATACAACGCAATCTTCAGCGTGTTGGATTCCAGATTATGCTCACCCAGCAAAATCTCTTTCTTAAAGCTTGTGGTCAATCCTTGACGGAGCGCCATTACGTCACCTTAACCCTAACCTGGCCAGAGCGGTACGCATCCTGCCGCTCAAGGCCATCACCCAGACGTTTCAGCTGACCCATAGCTTCGTTGTACTTGGCGTCCACATTCTGAATAATGTCTACCTCACCCTTCATAAACAGATACGCTTCTCTCAAAGAGCCATACAGAAGGATAGGATCAAAGTTGTCGCCCAGCCATGTAGTGCCGGTAGCCGAATCTACAATTGATTGTGGGTAATAGTAGTAGTGCATCTCGACGTTGTACGCCTGATTGGGCGTTGGCCCCAAGATAAACGTCAGCTCTGTCGTGACCGAATTATTCACCACCGTCGGCCCAAAAATAGCGTAGTACAGCGGCAGGCCAAGATCTGTCGGCGTGGGATACGCCTCGCGGATAAAGTTCACATCCTTATCCAGCAGATAGTGATACTGCCCTTCCTGATCCTCTACCGCCAGCGAGTACACCGCTAAGAAGTCAGATGGCGCAGATAGGTACTTGTTCTCCGCTGTCAGCAAGCCAGTAACGTTCCGGCGCAGCGCAGGAATCTGAACAGAGTTGTAGACCCGCGTCTCCGTCTGACGGATAAACGTGTCAATGTACGCCTCAAAATCAGCGTCGTAGTTCTCTGTGTACGCCTTGATGGCGTTGACAAGTTCTGTGTATGTCACAGATTACCCCATCTTGCCACTGATCTTGCGGCCTTTGGTAGCAGCACCATAACCGCGCATCTCACCAACACCATACGGATTGATTGGCTTGTAGTTGCCCTTGCTGATACCACCCACCGAAGGATTGATCTGATCTAATACCTTGGCACCAGGCGTATACCCGCTGTAGGCATTAACGTTCGTCGCGCCGCCTTCCATCGTATGCGGCTGGGCGTACGTGGATGCAGGGCCAACCTCTTTGCCTTTTACCTTTTGGGAGAACTTAGCCATTATTTGCCCCTTGAGTTGCCACGCTGATTCATAGCACGAGCCATATTGCGCCCGTATTTTTTCATGGCTTCACCTGTAACGCCACCTTTTGCCATGTTGTGCATGCGCTTTTCGTGGGTCTTGACCGCCTTAGAAGCGATCGATTTCATCTTGCTAGTATCCATGTCTGAACTCCTACGTTGTTAATACGGTTACGCTATTTACCACTCCCGGCACCGCCAAATTGTTCGGCGTCAGTCCAGCATCATTAGCCCTAGATCCGCCTACCGGATACCAGCCCCACTGAATAATCCTGCTACCACCGCCTGGATACCCTGTCTCATCTTCCGCAGGTCCAGTATTAAACTTTGTCTGAATCCCCGTGTAACCAGACTGGGTGTAACTGACATCCGGCCTTGGTTCCCGAACCGCCTGCGGATCGTTCACTGGGTACATACCAAGACTTAACTGCGGCTGATCAGGTTCCCAACAGCTCTTGCACACCTTAATCTTGACGTTCTTCGTCTTGATTGTCAGCGTCTTTAGCTCTTTCAGCAAATACCTAAAACCACATCGATCGCATTCCGCAATCGACTTCTTACCGGCGGCGTACTTACTTGGCATACATCACCTGTAAGTAATCATCCGTGGCACCAAACGATCTGGCGCCTTCTCACGGTCTTCACCCGCTGCCATTTCCCATGCTTCGTCATACTGCGCCTTCAGCATCTGCACTCGGTCAAACGCATTTGGCAGCTTCATGGCCAGCATGTATGCCAAGCCCGCGACCAAGCAGTTCTGGAAGCGAAATGGAATATCTTCCACGTTCGCACCGTTGCCGGCGTCAAACATCCTGCGCAGCCGCCAGTACACAAAGTAATAGTACGGCGATTCCAACGTCCCCTGATCCGGCGTTGGCCACACATTGATCTGTGGGTACGCTATCTGACCATCCGTTGTCTGACCAGACTGACGGTTCACCCAAACCTGAATCGGGCGACCCTGTGTCAGTTTGTTCGGGATAGTGGAGTAAGTGGATACCGAGATCCGGTTAATGTTGATATCAGTCTGGTTGGCAGTAGAGCCAGGGAAAGTACGAATAACATGCTCAAGAAGATCAACGGTGTCGATAGGTAGATCATAAATGTATGTCCCTTGTACCAGCGTGATTTGACCCTGCTCAATCGTCCACAGGTTGATACCCCGGTTCGCCCACTCTGTCAGCAAGAAGTTCAGGCTGCGGCGGGCAGTACGGAAATCATAGCCACTACGCAGCTCAAGCCCACAACGTTCAAAGGCTTCTTCACAAAGTTCCCCTAAAGTTGGATTAAATGATGTTGTAGTTGTGGTTTCTGCCATCATTGCACCTTTAATGCTCGTCTTGCAGCAAATGCAGCCCTTAAAGCAGCAGTACGTTTAGCTATTTCCTCTGGAGGCTGTTTTCTCCCCCTAGTAGCAGCATGAGCTTTTGCAAGCAATTCCGCAGACATTCCTCGTTTTTTTGCAGAAATACTTATGTTTTTTTTATGCTCTTCAGTAAACACTTTACCTTTGTGAGCAATTCGCAATTTTTGTTTTGCCTCTTCAGATAGTGGCTTACCCTTTTTTGCTTTATTCCTAGCCTCTTGACAGGCCAAGGATACGCCACGTTTTTTTGCTGCCTCAGACAATTTTGCCCTAGTTTCCTCACACGGCTCTTTGCCGCCCTCACCGCCAGCGGTAAAGTTTGTAAGCCTTACGCCCATGCGCTTTAGGCACTTAATTATCCCTGCTTCCAAATCATAAGCAATTTGATGAGAAGAACATTCCATGCTGCCAATTAAAATATTTTCTCGCCCGTATTTTTTTACTGTTGCCTGATGATGCGGATTGCGCTCCGACAAATTTTTAACACGGCGAAGCGCACCCTTGCCTACATAAAATGGCGTTCCATCGGGTTTGCAATGTATGTAGGCGTATCTCAACATCATTTCCTCGCCATACGCATATTGTCAATTAAGTTAGGGTACCGTCTACCAGCAGCTTTAGCCGCAGCCTTGGCCGCAGACTTCTTCGCGGAACTCAGCTTCTTAGGCTTACCAAGACCTTTAGGGCGAGGCTGATCCCAGACCTCCCCGCCCTTCTTATAGACCGTCACGGGTTCGTTGCCGTCCCGTTTCTTGATCTTCCGAATCTTGGCGCGATTAATGTCGCCCATCCCGCGTGAAGGCATCATGTCATACCCCTATTAGCAGTAGCCGCCCTTGCGCATCTTAGCCGTACCGCCTTTGGCCATCTTGACCTGCTCTGCTTTGGTCTTGCCTTTGCGGGCAATACCGTCAGCTGACTTGTGGCCAGCAGCCAAACCACCGCTTGCCATCTTCTTAACGCCACCACCCTTCTTCAGACCAAAGTCATCCGGATGCCGAGATACTGGTGGCTTTACCAATGGGCGACCTGGACCAGCATCATTTGGACCTGAACCACGAGGACCAAATGGAACTCGGGGACCAGCATCATTAGGGCCGGTACCGCGAGTTGGTAATCTGTTTACGATCGGACCCACGCGAGGCTTTGAAGGGGGAGGTAATTGACCCATTCCACCAGCCGGTTTATTAAGCGCTTGTGGTAGTGGACCACGACCCGGAACCATGCTAGCCGGTTTATTAAGCGCTTGTGGCAAAGGAGCGCGACCGCCCATAGCCATCTTCTTGACGTTTCCGCCCTTCTTCATGCCCTTCATTTCAGCCATCTCATGTTTCAACATGGACTTAGGAGCGCCCTTCTTCTTCATGAAGGACACTTCTTTCTTCATCATTGCCTTTGACTCTTTCATTTCGCCACCTTTTGCTTTCTTGGATATACCAGCTTCGGAAAGGCCAATAGCAATGGCCTGCTTGGGGTTAGTCACCTTCTGACCGGACGAAGACTTCAGATCGCCCTTCTTGAACTCACGCATTACGCGAGAAACTTTTGCCTGCGGTTTCACACCATTCTCCCGCGCGTCTTGCCTTTAGTCGCGCAACCATCAGCCCGCTTGGAAGCAGATAACACTTTGCCACCCTTCTTCATTTGCGTAGGCTGACCTGCCGAGGCTGTCGGTTGAATATTAAAGGTTTGCGTTGTACCCGCGCTAGGCTGCGTTGTAGAGGCTACAGGCTGACTGCCATAGAATGGATAAGTAGGCTGTTGTGCAGCAATCTCGCCGCCGTCCGCATATCGCTTTTTCATACCATCTTCCCCTTGGTTTTGCCGCGCACCGCGCAGCCATCAGCACGTTTAGACGCAGACCCAATGCTGCCGCCAGCAGCCTTCTTAACCGGCACAGAAGGAGTTTCTCCTGTCACCGTTTTGGTGGCCTCTGCGTAACCTTTTTCAGTTAGCGCGTCCATTCTTTTATATAGCGCGTCAAGCTCTGGCACTGACTCGCCTTTTTCTCGGCGGGCTTCAAGCTCACGAATCCGCGCCTGCATTTTTGTCATATCCGCCATAAATTCTCCAATACTTTCTACAGCACTCTGCGCTGAGATTCGATTAGCTGGTCAATCTTCGTCTCCAGCCGGTTAAATCGTTGATCAATGTGATCCGTAATACGGTCAACCTCTGCCTTAGTCACGTTCTCCCGCGCAATCTCCTCACGCGTCTTGTTCAACAAGATGGTGATACGTGCAAGCTCAGAAAACTTCTCATGCGCAACATACGCAAATAAAGCAACGAACAGCGTTAACGCGCCATTCCAAACAAATGCAAGATCCATGGTTAACACTTCCATGCCCTTAAACTTTTATTGATGCGGCTATTCGGATCGTTCGCTGTCTTTGATGAAGTAAGCTTCTTTTTCATCCCTGACATACGTGCGCAGAACGATTTTTTCCGTGCGCCGCCTTCCGGCTGGGGAGGTTTCAAGTTCATGCCTTGCGCTTTCGCGGAGGCGCGTCCCTTGGCGTTCAATCCACCTTTGGGATTCTTTCCCTCTTTCCTCGTCCATGCCGGAGACTTAGCCATAAAACACCGTGCAGTTTGCGTTACTGATCGTCGCGTACACGTTGGTCTGGCACAGCACACCCTCGCCCGGAATGACAACGTTGAACGTCTCACCCTGCGCGATGGTGTATACCGTGAAGACCGTCGTGCTGCCGTCCGCAATCGCCACGCTGCCAGCACTTCCGCCAGGCGTGACAACCATACCCTTCACACGGGCGCGGCCTTCAAACACCACGCCCGAAGAGGTCAGTGTCGTTGGCTTAACGTCTGTTTGCATCATGGTGATGCCTCCTTATTAGACGTTTTGCTGACCAACCAGCGGATCTGCTACGAAGTAAATAATGTAGCCGCCAACAGTACCAGTACCAGCAGCATTGCTCGACGCAGTTACATAAGCCATCGAAGTGGTTGCAGTACCAGTCACAACAGAACCGATAGAAGTTGTACCAGCAGCTGTACTCAGAGCGAGTGCGAGGTCGCCAGCAGTAGTGCCACTGGTGTAACCAGTCGTGCCAAGGTCAATAGTACCTGTGCCTGCGTTGTTGATTGCCACCGAAACAACGGTTGCACCTGCGGGCAGAATAAGGTCAGGAGCGCCAGCTGCATCAGATACTTTGGCGGTAGCGCCAGTAGCAGCAGCGTTAGAAATGTAGAACTGCGCAGCCATCAGGCCGGAGCCGCAGTAGGCGGTACGCGTTTGATCGCCGCCACCAGAACGCCAAATACTTTGGGTAGTGGAAAGTGCCATTTGAATTTTCCCTCATGCGGTTAGGTACGTCGATCTGCATGAAGTCAGCCGGGACTGTTCGACGCACCGGGTAACCCGGATTGGGAGTTTTATACTAGGCAACGGTAGGAGAGTCAAGTAACTTGTTGGACTTACGCAGGTTTTCTTCCTGTGTAATCACGCGCAAATTCCACGGCACATGCAGGCCACAGACTTCATCCGAAAGTAGCGGCACGATATGGTCTACAACATACCGCTCGCCCGTCAACTTGGTCAGGTCCATCGCCTGCAAGTACAACTTCCGCATGGCCAGCTTCTCTTCTGCCCCTAGCCATTTAGGCGTGGCGTTGCGGTGACGACGTTTGCGGACACTGGTCAAGGCTTTATACAAGTCTGGATTGGCTTGTTTGTATTTGTACTTATGCGAACGCCTTTCTTCCAATGGTCTGGCATTTGCCCTGGCTTTAACAGCTTCTTTGTTTTTTTCGTAATAGCGACGCCCAGCAGCCTTAGATGCTTCTGACTTAGGTTTTTCTTTGCGCCTTTCATTTTCTACTGACCAATCTTCTTTCCTGCATTCCACACAAGTGCCTTTGGTAATTCTCAAAGCCACATGCCCACGGATGCACGGCTGCCCAGTGTAGTAATGTTTTGCGCCAATTTCTTTTGCGGTCGCCCTGTCTTTTGGATATTGAGAGTAATCCATTTCTTCCTCCTGTTATACGACACGAGGAATCATACACTAAATAAAAACCCCGCGCAAGGCGGGGTTCTCAATCGCGTAAGTGATTGATTTTACTGCATTAAGCGCCTGGGCTACCGTACATTCCGAGCGGGTCACTCCATCCAAAAGAGTAACGCTCACGAGACTTGTAACGGACATTGCCCGTATCGAAGTCCCCGTCCATTGACTGCTGCAACGGGGTACGCACAAAGTGCTTCATACCGTTAGGCACGTCAGTGGTCAGGAACCAAGCGTTTGTGTCGGTCAAGAAGTGGTTGATCGCATAGCCTTCTGGGATCGAACCGTTGTTCTTGATTGCGTTCACGTCGTTGTCGTTGGTGCCAACGCGCAGCTCAGTTTCGAGCAAACGAGTTGCAACGAACTGGAGTGCTGGTGGGACGATCAACTTGCGTGGCTTTGCTGCGATCAGCAGGCCGCGTTCGTCAGTCCAAGCAGCGATCTGAATGACTGCGTTCTCCAACGAAGTTTCGTTGAGGTCAGCTGCCGTTGCAGGTTCGTTGCTGTTGGTGTCGCCAGATACCAGCGGGTGTGCGTCCGAGAACAGAGCAACACCATCACCACCCGGATACGAGTTGGAGAAGCCATTGTTCAGTACTGCGGCTGCCTTAACCTGCTTGGTGTACGACATCGCACGAGCCAGCGCCTTGGTATAACGAGCCGACAGGCTGTCATACAGGTTATCTTCGATGGCCTCTTCGGTCAGCGAGAAACCCAAAGCGATGGTTTCGTGGTTGTATCGAGCAGTCCAAGCTTCCTGACCGTTGTCGTACGAGATCGCAGAACCTTCGTTCTTGACCGGTGCGGCACTAAAGCCAGACAGTTTGGTTTCTTCTTCGAAGGAACGCTCAGAGGTCTCTGTTTCGTAGATCTCTTTGTGTTCTTCGCCGTAACGAGCATACTCCATGCCGAACAAAGCGTTCAGGCCAGGCAGTAGCTCTTTCAGTAGTTGTGCGCGTGAAATAGCCATGTCTTACTCCTTAAACACCGGTCGGGTTCAGATACGCATGACCACCAGTGACGGTAACAGTGGTAGTAACCACGTTCGTCGAGGTGTTCAGCGTCGATGCTGCAACCATATAGGGTGCGTTGAATTTGCAAATAAACTCGCAGAAGCTGCCTGTCGAGTTGGCCGTGTCAGGCACAACGTCAACGATGCGAATTGGCAACGATGCAGTAGTAGCTACTGAAGCGCCGTTAATTGCAACTGCCGAGTCACCTGTAGTGGTCGAGCCGTCGTTTTGAACCAGCGGTGCGTTCGAGCCAACAACGGTCTGTGCGTAGAAAGCCACAACAGTCGTGCCGGAAACAGCAGCCACTTTGAACAGAATATCGGGATCATCCACAACATAAGCGTAGGCGTCAGTAGCGACGGTGTTAGCCGGCCAGTACTGAGCTTGCAGCTTTTGCTTGGTGGTTGGGTTGGTATAGGTGCAGCCCACAAAAACGCCAATAGGGGTTGCAGTCGTAGTACCAGTGTCCTTCTCAACAGTACCAGATGACACTGGCTTGACTACATCGCCGTAGAAAATGTTCGTGTTGTATTCACTAGCAATTTTCAACAGACGAGTAGAGCCAGCGTACACCTGACCGCCGATCAGGTTCACCGGACGTAGGCCGTAGGGGGCCGATACAGTCGGATATGCCATGTCTTACTCCAAAAAAGTGTTAGCCCATCTTTGAAACCGAAGACTTCGATTCCTTAAAGAGAGGCATCCGAGGGTCATTTTGACGCATCAGATTGTTGTCCACTGCCGAGAGTTGGCCTTCAGCCTGCTTCTGATAGTAAGCATTACGCTGTTCAACAAACTCTATAGGCGTCTTGCAGAGCAACAAACCGCCGACCTCAACGTTGTCTTTGAATCGACTGTTGGGGTCTACCATCAATTGAAACTGGGGCTGCTCTTCCAACTTCACCGGCTCCCAACCCTCGCGCTGCTTGGCGGAGATGTTGCGGGCATCGGCTGTGTTCAAAGTAGAAACCCTAATCCATCTGTACGCAAAACCTGGCTGCTTGTCCGGTTCCGGCAAAAGCTCTGGCGGCCTCCATGCTTGGGGTCGCTGTGCCATGTTTCTCGTTTCAATACTGCGTGGTGTCTTATCAGCCATTTGTGGCCTCCAATTTCTGCATTTCGCGGATGTAAGCCTCTGGGGTAATACCCAATTTCTTGATTGTGTTTACCGTGGACTGCTTCAACTTGACCTTTTTGGAGGCCGTCGTGCGTGTCGCGGGCGCTACAACCGTCGCTGCTTTCTCTGTACGCTGTCGGTTTGGGGACTGCGTTTCCTGCTGCTCTGAAAATGCCTCTGGGAAGCGTCGACGCATTGTGTCATCGACCTTCTGCCAGTACTCATCCGTTGACGGATAACTCTGACCATGTTCCGACACAAGCTTTTGGTGTAAGCCCAATGCCAAACTGGTCATCTCAGGGTCCTTACCGAACCATTGATTGCGCTCTTGCCACGCCATCATCTTCGGATCAGGCCGAGCTACCGGCACTTCTGGCTCGCGTTGTACCTCAGTTTCTTGTTGTTGTAAAGTAGGTACGTATTCGCTTGCTCGACGCACTTTGTACTGCGCGTCATTCAACCGTTCTTGAGCATCCACCAGCTTGTCAGGATCGCCCATGTCATAGGCTTCCTTATAAGAACGCTTGGCCGCATCCAACTCCAGCTCTGCCGCACTCTTATATGTATTGATGAAGTTCTGCTCGCCCCGCGACAGCCGGTTTTTGAGAGCATTGTTCTCCTCAAGAATCCGCTTGGCATAAGCGATTGCTTCCTGCTGCTCTTTTAAGGCCGACTCTTTCTCCCGGCGCTCGTCATTCCAAACCTTCTTAAGCTGCTTTAGCTTGGTCTTGACGTTGTCGGAATATTCCTCCAGCTCGTCCTT